ACCGTTCGCAGCCGTGTCACAGGGGCCTTTGACAAACTGGCCGCACAACAGCCCGACGTAATCCAGACCGGCACCATTCAACAGCCGACACCAACGGCAAGCGGCGGCGGTCCATCCGATCCTACGGGCGGCACGGCAGGCACAGCACCCGCGCCCGTATCTGTGCGCATGGCGGTGTTTGAGATTGCAGAGCGGCGCATTGACGGCACCAACATACAAGCGGGCGACTATCAGGTTATCGTGGAGCCCACGTCGATTGAAATAACGCTTGACGACCTAATCACCTGCGACCGTGGCACCCTAACCGTTGCCATGCTTGGCCGCGTTGCGCCCGGCGGCGTAACTGCGCTCAACGATCTGGTGTGTCGTGGCTAGGGGCAGCTTTGAGGATCAGTTGCGGGCGTTCCAAGTCAAGACCGAACGCAATCTAACGCAGGTGGGCCGCAAGGTCGCCTTGGAAATGTTCAAGCGGGTCATTTACAAAACGCCAGTTGATACGGGCCGAGCGCGGGCAAACTGGCAAGTGACAATCGGATCGCAAGCAAGCGGCACGGTTGAAATTGACGACAAAAGCGGCGGCGCAACAATGTCCAAGGCAACAGCGGCAAGCGCGGGTTTCAATGCGGGAGATACGATCTACCTGACCAACAACTTGCCCTACATCCGCAAGTTAGAAGAAGGCTCCTCGCAGCAAGCACCAACAGGAATGGTGGCGCTTACGGTTCAAGAGTTTGCGGCAGTCGTCAAATCTATTGGCTTGGAGATAAGCAGACAATGAGTGACGTAGACAGCGACATCACCCAAGCACTGAACGCACAGGCCGAGGCCATGATTGCGGCGCTTGGATATACTGCAATTTGGCCGCGCAAGGGCGGAGACAGGCCTGCGGGCGAACACGTCACTATTGAGCATCTACGCAATGACGACGTGCCTTTGGGCCTGTCCGATCAGGTTTACACGCGCCAAGGCTTTTTAGTTATTACGCTGGTTTCGCCGCTGGACGTTTACGACATTGTAACTCGCAAGCAAGCGGGCGCAATCACCGAATACTTCAAGCGCGCGCAGATACTAACCGCCAACGCAACCAAGGTCACAATCGTTGGCACAACCATTCGCAGCGGGCGGCAAGAAGGCCAGCGATGGGAAACGCCAATCTACATTAGTTATCGGAGCATCACATAATGAAAAGCAAAAATTTCCTAACTCGCAAAAGTGACGAGCCTGCGGAGGCACCAAAGCCACGCGCGCCCGAAAAGGTTTACTTGACAAACAAGGCGGGCGCGTTTGCAAATCCCCTCGCCAAAGACTTTGACGCTTGGGCCGCAATCGGCTGGTTCAAGGTTTAGAAATACCCCCGCACGCGGGTGCCAATAACGGCAGAGCGGCGACCCCTCAAATAACAACCCCCCACGAGGGGTCCATATCGCTTGAAAGGATACCAAGCAAATGACGACAGCAAATCAAATTGGCCTTACGCTCTACGGAGTGGCGGGCGCACCGGCAACGAACAACACAGCAGGCTTTGAAGCCCTGACCTTTGTGCAACTCAAAGGCACGCAAATGCTGCCTTCTTTTGGCGTTACGCACGCAAACATTGACGTGTCAGACCTTGGAACTGGCTTCACGTCTGGCGTTAAGGGCGCAGCAACCGGCAATGACTCAACGTTTACTTTCCACGGCACTGGTGCGGATACTGGCATCGCCACAGCAATCGTTGCGGCAAACGCTCAAGCGGGCCTTTACTCCCTAAAGATCGTTCGCGGTTCTGGCACTGACACTGGTGACGGCCCTGCGCCTGTTGCTGGCGACGTTGTTTCGTATGCAACTGGCTACCTGCACACGCACGCCCTCAACGAAAAGGACGACTCGTCTTTTGAAGGTGCAACAATCAGCTTCAAACAGAATGACTTTACTGTCGATGACGTAGAGCCAGCCTAATCCGCTCAGGCGGACAGGGGCGCGGTGGGGTTGGTTCGCCCGCTGCGCCCCTACTTTGAACCAGAACCCAAGGAATAAGACAGATGGATTTTAATAAATTTGACAGCCGCGCGATTGCGGAAGCCGGATCAGCTATGCATATTCTTGACTCGTGGACTGACGAGCCAATGATGGACGGCGACAAGCCGTGTCGTGTCATTCTGCGCGGTACGGCATCGGCATCTATGCAAGCCAAAATGCGGGCCGCACAAAAAGCCGCGATGATGTCTAAGAAGTCAAAGGGCAAAGACGCAGAAGACGAGGCACGCGTGATGGAGGACGTACATAACCAGATGGTTGAGGCCGCTGCGGCTTTCATCATGGGTTTTGAAAACGTCAACAACGGCGACAAGCCCGCAACCGCTGCGGACGCGGTGTGGTTCCTTAATCTGACATTCCCCGAAATGGGCGTCAAAGAGGACGAAGACGGCAACCCTGTTTTAAACAAAGACGGCGAACCCACCTACGAAATGAAAAACAACCCCCACGCCAAACAGTGCAGCGAGTTTGCATCTAAGCAGGCGAACCGCTTGGGAAACGGCAAAAGCGGTTAATTCTCGCCGCGCAACAAGCTGGATGGCTTAACGCTATCATTGAAATGAAAGGTGACACATCTAAGCGGCCAAAAGAAAGCCGGTTAATGCGCCACCATGCAAGCAATACGCCCGCGCCCTTTGTTGAATTGGACGCGGGCGGGTACTTGCTAGAAATCTTGATGGAAGCCGGGCCGATTAAATCACAGCCAATGGACGGGTTCGCTGCGATTAGTTGGGGCGACCTGCGCGACTATGACCACTTTTTATCTAATGGCATTGAGCAATGGGAAGCCAAGATATTGATCCAAATGTCGGGGGCTTTTGTCACTGGCATGAATGAAGGTGCAAGCCCGTTTTCCATACCACCAGCCGACCGCGAGTCTGCAAAATCAATACTATAAAAACGGCCTGCCTTAACGGGTGGGCCGTAAACAGTTCAAGGATATAAATATGGCCGACTTTGCGAACCTTGTTCTTGGCGTTGACACATCTGGTCTAAAGCGTGGCGAACGCGACCTCAAGAGCTTTGGCGCACAGGGCGAACGCACAGAGCGCAAGATTGACAAGTTTGGCGGATCGGCCAAACGGAGCTTTAATACGGTTGCATTAGCCGCAACTGCGGCACTAGGCGCGATTGTATCAGTTGGCAGCGCTGTGCGCATCATTGCCGAGTTTGAAACAAGCATGTCACGCCTTGGTGCGGTCAGCCGTGCTACCGCTGGCCAACTTGAGTCCCTGCGCGACATCGCAAAGGACCTCGGATCAACCACAGAATTTAGCGCAAGCCAAGCGGCTGACGGCCTTAACTTCCTTGCAATGGCTGGGTTTAACGCGACAGAGGCAATGGCCGCGATCCCTTCCGTTCTGGACCTTGCAACGGCGTCCGGCTTGGGCTTGGCAGAAGCCGCCGACACAGCATCAAACATTATGTCAGGTTTTGGCATTGCCGCAGCCGACGCGGCGGAAGTTGCCGACGTTCTTGCAGCAGCATCGACCCGCGCGAACACAACCGTGGGCCAGCTTGGCGCGGCAATGTCCACAGTGGCACCAATCGCAAGCGCCCTTGATATGAGCCTTGAGGACACGGCGGCGGCAATCGGCGTTCTGTCAGACGCGGGCATTCAAGGTGAACGCGCAGGCACAGGTTTGCGTGGTGTTCTTGCATCTTTGGCGGGTCCAACGACACAGGCAGAAGCCGTGCTGCGTGGCCTCGGCCTGACGATTGCGGACGTTGACCCCGCAACCAACGATCTAAGCGTTGTGATGGGCCGTTTGGGAGCCGCTGGCCTATCTACAGCCGACGCCATGACCTTGTTCGGTCGTGAGGCCGCATCTGGCGCGTTGGTCTTGATTGACGGGGCGCAACGTGTTGGCGAATTTGGCGATGAACTTGGACGGGCGAACGGCGCAGCGCAAACAATGGCGGCGACCATGCGCGACAACCTTGGCGGCGATCTAAAGGGCGCGGCATCGGCGGCGCAAGGTTTGGCAATTGCTTTGGGCGACGCGGGGCTAACTGCGGCCATTCGCATGGTTGTTCAAGGTATCACGGCAATGGTGCGCGGGATTACTGCGGCAATTGATTTTGTCGGCGATTTTCGCGGTTATTTTATTGCTGCGGCCTTAACGCTTACCGCTGTTTATACCCCCGCAATCATTGCGGCAACGGTTGCGACCGCCTCATGGATCGCTTCAATGATAGCCCTGCGCGGCGCGTTGGTTGCGACAGGCATCGGCGCGCTGATTGTTGGTGCGGGCCTGTTAATAAATCAATTAATTTTGCTGGTTGAAAAAGTGGGTTCGCTAGGACTTAGCTTTGGTTTGCTTGCTGATGTGGCCGTCGGCGTTTGGGACA